AAAACGGGAGCAAGCTGGCTCATGTGGCAATCCCCAGGATTTCGCGCTTCAGCGCCTGTACTGCATCGGTTGACAGTCCACCCTTACGGGCAATTTTCTCGGCGTTGCTGGCTGCCTGCTGCGCTCTGGCCCGGACTTCGGACTGGAACTTCTTGAGGTTGACGGACGCGCGGGACAGCGTGGCCACGTTCTTCGCCACCTTCGACAGCAGCGCCACGCGCTCTTTGGGGTCGACTTCGCCTTCTTCCGCTTCCTGCAGCTGGACAATACTCTCGAACAGCTCAGTCTGAATCAGGGCGATCACCGCTTCCGAACGCGCATCCTGATCGTCAGCAGCTCCCTCGGTCAGCATGCGTGCCGCTTCTGTCGCCGCGCGGATAGCGCCATAGCGGCGCTCAATCTTCTGGCCATAACGATGGATAGCCGATTTGCTGATGACGTAACCCTGCTCACGCAGCAGGGACTCCAGCTCGTTATACCCGCTGAAGCCGGATTCAGTCAGCGCCCGCTCAAGCCAGCGACGCACATCTTCCGGCAGCTTTTCTATCGTGCTGCGTCTGGCCATCATTCACTCCAGTACTTTTCCGGGCGGGCGATGCCAGGGCCGCATTCCACGGTGTATTCCACCAGGTCAACGCCGAGGCGGGTCAGGTCAGCAAACCAGTCACCGGAAGGCTTCTTCTCCAGATCAACCATCTTGCGGTCGGCCAGATAATCCAGCTCACGGCGCAGCTCCAGCGGCGTGGTGTCCGGGTAAATGGCGTGGGATACATCCAGCAGCAGCGTCTCGCTGGCGGTATACGGGCGGGTTTTGTTCAGAGCAACCAGCAGACTCCAGCGCAGGGATTCCCGGCGCACGCGGGCGATATCAACCATGGTGACCTCCTGTATGACGGTACTGCTGTACCACTTCCAGTTTGTTGTAGAGTGCGTCCAGCTTGGCCTCGATGACCGTCTGGCCACGGATGTAATCCTCGCGGCGGACGTAGTTCAGCGGTAAATCCGCCTTAAACCGCATAAATTCTTTTTCCAGCTCGCCCCAGTTGGAGGCGGACTGTTGCAGCGACTGCTCAAGGGAGGCGAACCGCGCCGCCTGACGCTCCTCCGCTTTACTGAACAGCCACTTGGCCATACCGCCGACAAAGCTCATGAAGGTGATGAGAAAGCCCACCACCGTCCAGAATTCCACCTGCAACGTCATTTCTGTAATCCTTCCCGTTCGTCCAGCAGCTGGTTTATCTGGCTGCGCCAGATGCGGCACTGCTTCGCGTTGTCGATGATGTTGGCGAGGACGTCGCGCTGGGAGACGCCTGAGTCGCGTAGCCAGGCGTCAGCGGCTTCAGGTTGCCCGGACGCTGCGCGAGCGCCGGTGCCAGCGGCGGCAGTTGTGTCTGAATGACCGGTGCCGACAGATGCGTTGCCATATCCGAGCGCGGCGTTGTACTGGCGCACGAAACCGCGAGTAAACACGCACTCAATGGGATGGCTCTTGCCTTTTTCATCAATCCAGCGCTGTGTGACATCGTTAATTTGCCCCTGTAATTGTTTGTTCTGGCTCTCAAGCTGAGCAATCTGCTCAAGGTAAATGGCTTCGGCCTGGTGGCCTGCGGCAGCCTGCTCCTGATACCGTTTTGCCCAGGCCCGCAGCGCAGCGTTCTCAAGCGTTGCCTGCTCCGTTTTGTAGGTATCAAACGCTGACTGCAGCCGACTGAGCGCTGCGTCACCGTCACGTTTTGCGTCCTCAGAACCGTCGTGATAGCCCCAGCGGTTCAGTCCATAAAGAGCAGCCACCAGAACAAGCGCCAACACCATGCCGCGCCACGGTAATCTTTTAACCAGGTTCCACACAGCTGCTGCCTCCCCATGTAAGATAGCGCGGAGCCAGCTCCCGCAGGATACGCTGCGGGTAATGGCGGTTCTCACGCCAGTTGGCGGCGCTACGTCCGGCATTCACCGTGGCGACATGGCCAAACCAGCGGGCACTGTCCAGCCCCTTCTGTGAGGCCAGCCGTTTGTCCCGCTGTACCCAGCCCAAACCGCCGTTATAGCCGGACAGCGTCATGGCCATACGTTCGCAGCCGTTGGCGGCGCTGACACGCTGCCACAGCCAGCGGTCATAGCTGACCAGCGCCCGGATGGCCCATGCCGGATTAAACGGCT